GGAACATACCGGTATCTCGAAAGATCCGGGCTCTGTTCTTCGGGCTCGACAGCGTCCAATCTTTTTCGGACAAAGCAGAATCGTAATGTGTGCGGAAACTCCGGTACTTCCGTATGCAATACACAAATCACGAAAAGGCCTCCTAGTCAAAGGTTCACTGTCGAGATCTCTCCTTCGCAGGAGCAGATTTAGATGGTCACCTCTTCACAGTCCAGGCCAGCTTACTATCGCTGGGCCTAGTTCTCCTGATAAAGGAGAGGATGTGTGAAGGGCGCTCTCTTGTTACCCCGCAAGAGAAACGGGCTTCTTCGTGTGGAGTGGACACCGTCCACACGAGTCGTTTTCGCCAAGATTGGCAAGACTTATTCCGATTCCTGGAGCACGGGGGCATCACCCCCCGGGCCTCCTCCATCATCCTGACACAGGTCCAGATCGAACCGATCTCCTCCCAGCAGTAATTGCTGGATATCACTGAATATTTCCAGTGGTGCGAGACCGGTCCCAAGGGACTGGATGTCAGGAGCAATGTGGAGAAGCTCCAGATAATCAGCTGGGCTGACGTGGTCGAGCGAGAACTGGAATTCATCAGAGAAGAGTGGATCCTTCCACTCCTCTGGGTCTTCCTGTCCCCACTCGAACTCTTGGAAACCTCCTTCGGGATCAGCGTCGCCGTGGTCAATCCACGAGATAAGGCTTCGTAGAGCGAGGGCACGAACCTTTTGCTTTACGAAACCTACCTTCCCTTGCTGGACATAAACGGTCTTTGTCCGTAAATGTCCAAGGGGGGGAAAGCGACGGAATTCCCGATTGAGGGCCTGGAAGTAAGGGTGTCGGGTTTCTGGATCCTTCTCCAATTTCTCTACTCGTATCCTGAACTCACTATTAGTGAGACAGGTACTTTCGAGATCATTGGGCTCGGTATCCAGAGCGCGGAGCATCTCCGCCTCCCGATTCTCCCAACTCTCACCTCCTCCAAGTTCCTGTTCTTCATCGCTGAAGAAACCAACTGGAACCTCGAGGGCCCGCATGAACGGGTAACCTGGAACTGGGATGGACTTATCGAACGGGCGAATAAAGTCTACGAGATAGACCTTCTTCGCCAGCGAGAGATCCAACCCAGGACCAGGTGCGAGAGTGAGAGCCAAACCTCCAAGCTCCACAGGCACGCGGAGAGAACGAGGGGTGTTTCGAAGAGGAATCAAATTCCTCCTCGTAAACTCCCAACGAATCTCTTCTCCATCACCGTAGTAATACTGCATCTCACAGAAACAACGTGAGAGAGTCTTACCATAACGGGCGGAACAACTTACCTTTCCGGTATGCTGTACATCTCCCTTCCAAAAAAGTTGGGAGTTGACACAACAAAACTCAGGATCGATAAAGTTCTTCCCGATGGAGAGAGAGAGCCCCACGGAAGGGGCATCTCTCCGCCAACGCTCTATGGATTCCCTAGGGCCACGAGCTACCACGTCATCTCCATTAATCAGATAAGACCCCGGACGGAAACCGGACCGAGAAATGATGAAGTCATTGAGAAAACAGAGGAGCGGAAAGCTCAAGAGCGAGCCCATCAATTGGCCGCTCGTCTGTTCCCCGATGATTCCACCAGGATATCGGATACGGTGGGGAGAAGTTTCATATCTCACCCACTGCCGGGTCGGTTCGTGGTCGATCTGAGAGAGGATTCCCTCAATGAGGGCGTTCGTCACCGACA